ACGGGCATTGAACCATCCGCTGTATCCCCTGTTAAAGCGCCAGCCCAACCGGTGGCAGACATCGTTTGAATGGCGAGAAATGATGCAGGGGCATCTAGCCCTGCGCGGCAATGCCTATTCTGAAATCACTTATACAGGGAATGGGCAGGTGCAGGAGCTTGTACCAATAAATCCCGACAGAGTAAGGATAGAGCTTTTGCCTGAAATCGACAGCTTCAGGTGGATTGTAAAAGATCCGAATGGCGGAGAAAGAACTGTCAGGAAAGACTCCATGTTTCACCTGATGGGGCTGTCATCTGATGGGCTTCTCGGGCTCAACCCCATAGCGGTAGAGCGCGAGAATATCGGTGAGGCGCTGGGGTCTCAACAATACGGCAGCACATTCTATGCAAACGGCGCCACCATGCCGGGCTGGATAGAGAAGCAGAACGTATTTAAGGACGATGAAGCCAGGGCGAATTTTAGGAATAGCTGGCAGGCATCCCAGACCGGGAATAACAAGCACAAAACGCCGGTGCTTGAGAATGGAATGAAATACCATCAGCTCGGGATCACGCATACGGATCAGCAGTATCTGGAGATGCGCCGATTCAAAATTGAGGACATTGCCAGGATGTTCCGCGTGCCGGCCGTCCTTCTGCAGCATGAGGGGAAGACCCAGACATATGGGAGCGCGGAACAGTTCTTCCTTGCCTTCGTTAAATTCACGATGGCACCATGGTATGTCCGTTGGGAGCAAGCAATAACGCGGGACTTGATCGTTAATGATGACGTGTTCTTTGCTGAATTTATGGTTGATGGATTATTGAGAGGAGACACAACAGCCAGGAAAGAACTTTATCACTCAGGGATAACAGATGGTTGGCTGACACGTAATGAGGTGCGCCAGTCGGAAAACAGGAACCCACTTGAGGGGCTTGATGAGCCATTGGTGCCGCTTAATCTCGGGCCAGCTGATGAGCTGGGTGACGATGATGATGACACCGACCAGGGGGATACTGGCGATGATTCGCGTGCCGATGCAATTCACCGAAGCACTGCAAAGAGGCTGGCGAATCAAGAAATTACAGCCTGCCGCAAATTTTACGATAAAGGGCTGAAGTATGGGGAAGCTGTGTTTATTGATGACGTAGCTTCATTTTATGGCGGCCAGGCATCAAAAATCAGCGAGTCGCTTATAATCCCCGAGCCCATAGCGCGCGCATATTGCGATAAATGTGTGGCTGAAGTAAAGGCGGCCACAGATCTTGAGGTTGAAACAAGTCATCCATCTGTCGTTGATTTACTGATTGAGTGGCAGGTAAAAAAAGCTGATGAGCTTTTGCTATTGGAGGAATGATATGAAATACAGCAGAATCCTAAGTTCGGTCTTTAACTCGCCATGGGCGATCATGCCTGAGATCCTATCTGTGATGTGCGATGTCGTCTTATCACGATCCAATGGCATTACATTTACAGCCGAAGAGGTGGCGGCAAAGATCGGAGCCGCTGATTCAAGGCGTGAGTCGACCCAGGCCGGAAGCGTCGCGATAATCCCTATTTATGGCGTGCTCGCCCAGCGCGTCGATATGCTGGACGAGATGAGCGGCGCAACGTCAACCCAGCGTATTGCAAAGGATTTCACTCGCGCCATTAATGACCCAGGCGTCGGAGCGATCGTCCTGGACAATGACACTCCAGGAGGGTCAGTTTATTACACCGCAGAATTAAGCCAGATGATATTTGATGCCAGAGGGACAAAGCCGATTGTCTCAGTGGCCAATTCCCTATCGGCCAGTGCCGGATACTGGATCGGATCAAGCGCCGATGAATTTGTGATTACGCCCGGGGGCGAGGCCGGCTCAATTGGTGTGATTTCACAGCATATTGACATGTCAAAGGCTATGGACACAGACGGCATCGACATCACGCTAATCTCTGCTGGCCGATTCAAAACGGAAGGCAACCCATTTGAGGGGCTGGGTGATGTTGCAAAAGATGCGCTACAATCCAGAGTGAATGAATATTATGATATGTTTATATCTGCTATTGCAGGAAACAGAACAGTGAACGCTGAAAGCGTGAAGGCCGGATTTGGGGAGGGGCGTGTTGTCGGGGCTGATGAGGCCGTCAAAATTGGTATGGCCGACTCCGTTGATACGCTTGAAAATGTAATAACCAGGCTGTCCACGCGGGATGGCCAAAAGGCGGCGAGCAACACGAGGCGTCTTGCCTTGGCTGAATTAGGATGATTAATAACGTATTATCCGGATAGTATCCCAGGAAAGCAGTCATCCGTTGATGGCTGGATGGTCCGTTGACCAGTAGCTGCATTGATGAAATTGATTTTATTATGATATGAACTGGAGAACATTATGACCAAAGAACTACGCGCTCTTCTCGAAAAGAAAGAGCAGCAGTTGAAAGCGGCCCGCACCATGGTGGCCGCGATCAGCGAAACCGGCGAAGATTTCACCGAGGAGCAGCAGACCTCATATGACGCCATTCTGTCGGATATCAACTCTCTGAATGCTCGAATTGACCGCGAGCGGGTGCTGATGGAGCAGGAGGCCACAATGCAGGGGATTCAGTTGCCGGATGAGGCGTCTTTTACCGGTGGCGCGCCGCGCGTCGAAAATGATCCTCGCCGCGGATTTAATGGATACGGCGAATTCTGCAGCATCGTTGCGAACGCCGGACGTGGCATCGCGGTTGACCAGCGTCTTCTGATCGGCGCGGCGGCCCCGTCCACCTTTGGCGGCGAAAACGTTGGCGCAGACGGCGGGTTTCTGGTCCCGCCTGAATTCTCGCAGGAAATTTGGGGACTCTCGCTTGAGGGTCAGTCGCTGATTGCGATGACTGACAATACTCCGCTCGCGGGCAACTCGATGACATTCCCATCTGATGAGACCACCCCATGGGGCACCGATGGCATCCGTGCATACTGGGAAGATGAGGCGGCGGCGGCGACGGAAACTAAGCCAAAGCTCACGCCGAATACGATGCGCCTGAAGAAGCTGGTGGCGCTCGTCCCGGTCTCGGACGAGCTGATGGTGGATGCCGCCGCACTGCCTGCGTATCTGACGAAAAAAACCGGTGAATCCATCCGGTGGAAATCGAACGATGCGCTTGTAAATGGCAATGGTGTTGGCCGGCCGCTGGGGATAGCAAACTCCGCAGCCCTGGTGTCACAGGCAAAGGAAACCAGTCAGACAGCGGATACTATCAACTGGCAGAACGCTACAAATATGTTCTCTCGGATGCCTGGCGAGATGCTGATGACTGCCGTATGGCTGATTTCGAACGATGCCTATCCGCAGCTCCCACAGATGACCCTCGGCAATAACCCGATCTTTCTACCGGCGAGCCAGGGCGCCATTGGTTCCCCTGCCGGCACGTTGCTTGGCCGCCCGATCATCATGACGCAATCTTGCCAAACGGTTGGGGACCTCGGTGATATTTATCTGGCGGACTTCAACTCCTACCGGACTATCACCAAGGCGGGCGGAATCGAGACGGCAACCAGCATGCATCTGTACTTTGATGCGAACGCCATGGCATTCCGGGCAACCTTCCGTATTGATGGCCAGCCGATCCTCAGCGCGCCAATTGACCCGGCGCATGGGTCCACAACGCTTTCACCGTATGTAGCCCTTGCTGCCCGCGCCTGATCGCTTGTAATTAACGTTTCATTCAATTTGGAGATTTAACATGTTGAATCAAATAGCAAATGAAGGCGTCGGTCTTGTTGGCGCCATTAATCCGGATGTGACCACGGCATCAACCGTGGAATCGGGCTGGATTGATGCTAGTGTATTTCAGACCCATCTGGCCGTCGTGTCTCTTGGAACGCTGGGATCGTCTGCGACAGTGGATGCGAAGCTTGAACAGGCGTCAGATGGCAGCGGAACAGGGGTGAAGGACATCACAGGCAAGGCAATCACTCAGTTGACGCAAGCAGGGACGGATGCTTCCGATAGTGAGGCGACCATCAGCCTGCGCGGAACTGAGTTGGATCTGAAAAATGACTTCACTCATTTCAGGCTGTCGATAACGGTGGGAACGGCGACCAGTGACATGGCTGGCTACGTTTTTGGTATTGATCCCCGCACTGGTCCGGCAACGGATAACGATGCCGCAACGGTTCTCGAGTCCGTCAATTGATTGCAGATTGACGAGACAGTAATCCAATGCTTGCAAGGCGCTCTTGTCGTTAACGGTGAGGGCGCCTTTTTTTTAATGGATGAGGAATTATGAAATATCCAATCAGATTTATTGTTGATTATCATCGCCCTGGCGACGGCCCATTCAGGGCGGGGCAGGTACATGAATGCGATACTCCTGAAAGCCGGGACCATTACTGCCGCCGTGGGGTCGCGGTCTTTGAAAGAAAAAAGCCGGGGCCGAAGCCAAAGGTCAAGACTGCAGAAGTTGATTATGGGGAATGACGCACTTACCCAGGGGCCGGCAGCCGAGCCATTAGACCTGGCTGAGGTCAAGGCATGCCTCCGGATAACGGGGGCAGACCAGGACGCACAGATTACAGCGCTAATTATAGGCGCCAGGCAATACGTAGAGTCAAAGACCAACCGGGTGCTAATCCGGCAATCGCGGCAATACACGCTAGACCACTTCCCCTGGACTATCGAGCTTCCAAAATCCCCACTCCGTGAGGTGTCATCAATCATTTATGTTGATACATCAGGGACGCCGCAAACGCTCCCGGACACGCAATATCAGGTTGATGCGCGATCTGATACGCCACGAATAACCCCGGTATTCGGCGGGGCATGGCCGGGGGTTCGGCGCAATCTGAATGCGGTTTCAGTAAACTATTCGGGCGGATATGCCGTCCCATTCGCGGCGGAAGAGAGCACCGATACGCTCACGGCGCTAGGGCATGGCCTGTCAGACGGGGATCTGCAGGAAATATACAATAGCGGCGGGGCATTGCCGGCAGGGCTTGCAGTGGCGACACCGTATTATGTTGTAAATGTTTCAGGCGATGATCTACAGCTTGAGGCAAGCGTCGGCGGTGGCGCTATCGACTTCACTGACAATGGGACTGGAACGAACTACCTCGGTGTTGTCCCGCGCCCAATCCTACAGGCAATGCTGGTGTATATCGGTCAGTCGTTTGAATGCGCAGACGGGAACGAAAGCATGGATACGTCAGCTGTTGATGCGCTTTTATCTCCATACAAGGTCGAGCGATTCCTGTGAAGTTTTGCAAGCTGAAGCATTCCATTATTCTGCAAAGCCCAGGAGGGAATAGGGACTCAGTAGGCGAGCGAGTTACGACATGGACGAATGTGGCAACAGTATTTGCGTCAATCAATCCGTTAACAA